ACCACACTTGCCAGAACCACTATTTTATCAAGCTCTAATTCTAATAATGAAGTTAGTTGGTCTTCTGGAACAAGAACTATATTTTGTACACTTCCTGCTGCAAAAACTGTTTTCTTAGATGCAAGTGGGAATATAGTTGCTGCAAATGGTAGTAACTTAACTGCACTAAATGCTTCTAATTTATCAAGTGGTACAGTTCCAAATGCTAGGCTAGATGCAGAATTACAAGCATTAGCTGGGTTAACATCAGCAGCAGATAAAGGTATACAGTTTACTGGATCTGGCACTGCTGGAACTTACGATTTAACTTCTGCTGGTAAAGCATTACTAGATGATGCAGATGCTTCTGCACAAAGAACAACTTTAGGGTTAGGTACAGCGGCAGTTGCAGCTACTGGCATATCTAATGGTAATGTGGCAGTGTTTACCTCTGGTGTGGCTGATAATGATTTTTTAAGGGTTGACGGAACAAGTATAGAGGGAAGAAGTGCTAGTGAACTTGCTAGTGACATTGGTGCTGCAACAACGGCGGATATAATAAGTTTATCGATAGCGTTAGGATAATAATATGGCAAATACATTTAAGTTAGCAAGTAAAGCAGGAGTAACAAGTGCAGATGTAATTTATACAGTAGCTAGTAGCACAACAACGATTGTTTTGGGTTTGATGATAGGCAACACAACAACGAGCCAAATTACAGTTACAGTAAGTTTAGTTTCGGATACTGCAAACAGAACAAATGCTAATGATGAAGTTAACCAAACAGTAGAACTTGTGACCAATGCACCCATACCAGCAGGTTCATCACTAGAACTTTTAGCTGGTAACAAAGTTGTGATGGAGGCTACAGATAATATAACAGTGACAGCTACTGGTGCAGCGGATGTCGCTTTATCTATATTGGAGATTACCTAATGCCTTTTATTGGTAATGATATATCAAGAGCTTTTGAAAGTATGCCAACTAGGCAAGAGTTTAGTGGCGATGGCAGTACAACAACATTCACCTTGAATCAAACTGTAAGCTCACCACAAGAAATCGTAGTTAGTGTTGATGGTGTAGTTCAAGAGCCAACTGGAGCCTATACAGTTCCAGATGGTACAACTTTAACATTTGCAGCAGCACCAAGTAATAATTCTGGTAATAATATCTTTGTTATGTTCTTTGGTAGAACATTTGGAACAGTTACACCTCCAGCAGAAAACAAAGGTAATTTTAAAAATGGTGGTATGTTTAGGACAAACGCACAAACTCTTAGTACAAACATAACAATACTTGCCACAGAGAACGCACAAGTTACAGGTCCATTAACAGTATCAAGTGGTGTAACATTGACAGTTGAAAGTGGTGGAAGGTTGGTAACTTCGTGAGTACAATCAAAGTAGATACAATACAAAGCACAAGCGGTGGTGCAGTAACACTTACTAATCAAGAAGCAGCAAAAGTTTTAGCTTTATATGACCAAGATACTCCACAAGTTCGTGGGTCAACTAATGTATCTAGTGTGACAGATACATCAACTGGCATATTTAAAGTAAATCTTACAAATGCTATGAGTTCTACTTCTGATACTTATATTTCTGGAGTGTCTAATCACACCAGTGGACAAACTTTTGCAAGAACCTTAACTTTTGCAAACGATAATACTAGTGGGTACACAACTAGTGTTATACCTATGGAAACTTCCTACACAGTCACGACTGCAAATAACCCTGCTGACCAAGAGTGGACTAGTGTTATTATACACGGAGACCTAGCATGAGTACCATTAAGACAAACACCTTAACAGGTACAACTTCAGCAGGCAGTATTAATGTTACAGGAGAGGGTGGTTCTAATACCACTAACTTACAACAAGGGTTGGCAAAGAGTTGGTGTCATATGCAAGGAAGTGGTACTGTTACAGCAAACGATTCTTTAAACATAGCAAGTATAACAGATACAGCATTAGGTAGGTATACCTTAAATTTTTCAACTAATTTTGGAAATGCTAATTATGTTTGTGTTTGTGGGATGAGTGGCAATGATGGCACTACAACAGAAGGCAGGTCTCAAATGATTGATGATACTCCTGCAACAAGTCAATTTGCATTTAGACAGATTAGTGGTACCAACACTGCTAGAGATGATGCAAATATTTTATTAGCTTTACTCGGAGATTTATCATAATGGCAAATGGAACAATAGCATTTGATACATTGACAACATCTGATTCAGTAAATACTGGTACAGAGAAGTCTATTGATACAAGTTATATATACAATGGTGTTTCAAAGGCTTGGGGTCAGTTTGATGGAGATATAACCACACCTGTTCTTGAAAGTTCTTTTAATACGTCATCAATAAGTGATTTAGGAACAGGTCGATTCCAAACAACGATAACAAATGCAATGAATGATGCTTTATATCCTGTCCATGCAACTACTGGAAATGAACAAGATGATTATGCTTCACAAGCAGATACTAATGACCATGGAGCATTTATTGGATCAAGGACTACAACTGTGCAAAGACTTTTTTGTTTTGACCATGATGATGGAACTCAAGATAACCCACAATCTTATAATTTCTTAATTATTGGAGACTTAGCATGACAATAAAAACACCAGAGTTTCAAGGCACACATTTATGGGATAGATTGTGTTGGGCAAAAGAAAACTTAGAAGGTAAACAATCAGACTATCGCATTGTATGGCAAGACCCAGACAATCTTGATGAGTGTGCCAAGGTTACTGTACCAGACCCTAATTGGATGGCTTGTGCACTGCAAGGTGGCATACTACCACCAGTAGAAGTTTATTGGGCATTAGCGGAAGATGAAGCCAAGCCAGACTTTAAAAAACATACAAGAGGTTATCTATTGCACAATACCAAGCCTATTGGTAAAATGACGGAAGAACAAGCGATAGAATATTTAATTATGAAGGATATACCGCAAAGAGTGTGGAGAGAATATCAAAAAGCTAATCAACCAAGATTAGTGATTTGCAGAAAGGATCAGCTTCCAAGTACAAGAGAATGGCGTAACGCTTGGAAGATTGATGAATCAATTAACGCCAAAGATGAAGTAGCATAAGGAGTAAATAATGCCAACAACATATATAGTAGATAAGGATGGTAACCAAGTTGATGCTTCAACTGTAACTGTACCATCTGACAGACATTTTAGAGAAGCATGGTCATTAAGTGGCAGTGTTATTTCTGAAGACTTAACCAAAGCAAAAGAAATCTTCAAAGATAAAATCAGAGAAGTAAGAAAGCCTTTGCTTGAAGAAGAAGATGTCGTGTACATGAAAGCATTAGAAGCAGATGATGCAAGTGCTAAATCAGCAAGTGTAACTAAGAAAACTAATCTTAGAAATGCACCAGCAGCAAGTGCGATTACAAATGCTTCAACAATCACTGAACTCAAGAATGCTTGGGATGCAGATTTATTAGGCGATAGTCCATACGCATAAGGAGTAGTTAATGGCTTTAACTAAGCTAGAAGATGGTGCAATTCAAACAGGCAATATTTATGGCTTTGAAATAGGTGCTATGTCTAGTTCTACCTATGAAGGTTCTAATGCTACAGATAATGGAAGATTTAATGTAACGAATATTGGTAATGCAAGTGGTGAAGGTATAACTGGTCATTTTCATATGCACAATATTAATAATACAGATTTGCCATTTACAATGATGGGTCAATCAACTCAGTACAATACCTCTGCTTTACCAAATGCTAATCACTTTTCAAGTCATCTAATACCTGCAAATAAAGCAGATGTTGTTAATGGCATTAGATTTTATTTTAGTAGTGGTGACATTGCAAGTGGTTCAGTTAAATTATATGGGATAAAATAATGCCATATATAGGAAGATCAGAAAATTTTGGAGTAAGAAGTAGGTTTCAGTATCAAGCTACAGCTAGTCAAACGAGCTTCAGTGGATCAGATGCCAACTCTTTAACTTTAAGTTACAATGATTCAAGGTACATGGATGTCTATCAGAATGGTGTATTGCTTGTACCAGGCACAGACTATACTGCAACAACTGGTACGACTGTTGTATTAGTTCAAGCAGCGAGTTTGAACGATATCGTAGAAATGGTTGTTTATGATGTCTTTACAGTTGCCAACTCTTACACAAAGAGTGAAGCAGATACAAGATATCCTTTCAAGGGAAACAATAGTATAATTAGATTAAATGGTCAGACTATTAGTGCAGACATAACTATAGATTCAGATGAGAATGGTGTTAGTGCAGGTCCTATAACACAGGACAATGCTACAGTTACTGTTAATGGTTATTGGAGTATCGTATGACAAGTCAATTAAATGTAGATACCATTGTAGATAAAGCAGGTAGTGGTGGC